GTTGTATAGCAAAATACGCATTTGTTGATTTTTCTGCGACTGTTAATGTTGATCTGCCATTTACAATCTCTTGTAAATTTTTATATGATAATGCAGATGGATTGCGTTTAGCTATGTCTTCTAATTTTGCTATCACAGCAGCTTTTTCTTGATCTTTATCTTGTTCATCTGCAAGTTCATTATATTGAAATGTTAATTCTGTCACAGTTTTAGTGTCGTTTACTTTTTGCAACTCTCTCTGTTTAGTTTGAATTTGTGTGTTTTCTTTATAATAGTCTCTAAAGTTTTTAAGTATGCTTGCTCGATCTGCCTCGCTTAATAATTCATGATTATAGAATGCTAATTCTTCAGGCACTTTACCTGTACGTAATGCTAATAATGTTTCTGACATGTTTTCAACATACTGAGGATTTGCAACAAGCAAGTTAGTAGCTTGACCAACTAATATTTCAGGAACTAATTTAGTAAGAATTTGTGAGCGTTTAATAGCTTCATTAGGTAAGTCTCTATAAATATCACTTAGCACTTGCATATCTGGCCCCATCTTGACCAAGGTTGTATTTAGATCACCTTTATGAGTACGTAATGTCATGGCAAAGTTATCTTTAAAAGTAGTTTCATAGTTACCAATGAGTTCTAGTTGTGCTTCTTTTTGTATTTCAATTGCTTTTAAATTAGCTTTTTGATAAACAGTATTGGCTAATGTAGCTGCTTGCGTACCAAACTTAACTGCTTGCTCAGGCGATACTTCAGCAATGACATCATAGACACCATCAATTTCGGCTTGCAATGTATTACCTATGTTTTCTGCTTGATCGGGTGTAATTAAATCTTTTTCAATCTCATCAGAAATAACCTTGACCTTATCAGCAAATGCAGCATAACTCGTGTTTCTAAATATTTCAGCTTGAATATTACGCGCAGCATCACCAAAAACTGTACCGCCTTCTTGGAAGAATTGTTCAGTATCTTCACCTTTTTGCATAGCAAGAGTGATACGCTCCATCGTTGGAACATTTTTGACACCAAACAATTTGCCTTTTTGTTCTGCATCTGCAACACGTGACTCATAAAACATGTTAGATATAGCATCTAATCGTCTTTCTAACGATTGAGAACTACTTAATGCTTGACGAGATGCCACATCCGTTATTGGATCAGGTACATCTAATGTCGCTTTTCTAGTGTATCTGTCTAATGCCATATTATGTTCCTAATTTACTTTCTCGGTATGCACCCTCACCAAGCTTAATTGCTGCATTAATAAAGCCTTCAGTTGCTGCATTCTTACCTGTATTTTTATAAATAGCAGCATTAACCTTGCCACGATTGACTAATTGATTTACATTAAATAAATCAAGTTTATAGTCTTCTCCATATTCTTGTGAGCTAACTACATTCATTAAATGTGCAGAACCACTTAATGCATCTACCATACGACTAGCTGCATAATTTAAATTAGTAGCTTGAACTTGTCTTAATATTCGTAATCTTTCTGCTGCTTGAATAGCTGCGTTAGCACGTTTGGTTTCCATATCTGCCATCGTCTGTATACTTTGCAACTCATATTGTTGCTTCATAATTTGACCTTGGCGTATGCTTTGTATGATACTGCCGCCTGTAGAAACTACATTGCCAATGGTTTTAAGTGAAATGTCACCAAATAAATCGGTACTAAATAAAGGTCTGCTAAGTGCATTATTTAAACCACTAAATGCATTTGAAATGCCAGCAAAGAATCCTGTGCCTCCAGGGCTTAAAATAGCTGGGTTCATCATCATAGATGATCCAACGGCTGCTATAGGCGCAGAAACGGCAGCCATTGTTCCAGCGGTAGCTGCTGCACCTCCAAATCCTGTCATTGTTGCCCCGGCAAAGGGTACGGCTGCGCCCATAATTAAGTTCCTTGATGTACTGACACTTTATATTCTAAACCTAGTAATGTAAGCTTGAGAGGAGCATTTTGTGTCACAGTAATTTGCCCATCTGCGCTATACCCTAGTATACCATGTAACGTCTTTGTTCCTGTAAACTCAGGCACGGGTGACCCTAATGCACCAGCACCTAATGATCGTATAGGAAGCAAATTATCATTAATTACTATATTTTGTGTTTCGTAAAGCAATGCATTAACTTCAAGTACACGTTTTCTAAATCCAATACGGCTACCCGCTTGCATTTTTAATTCTATTGGCATAGTCTTAATTTGTACGTCAATAGGTAATCCTACTTCAGATGAAGTTGTCGGCGGATTTACAAATGTCACAGCACTATCTGCGGTTTGATCTAACTCTACATAACCATCAGAAAGTACATTGACAGTTTGTCCATCAATATGTGATGCGTCCAAACTAATAGCAGTAGTGCCAATCACAGCAGAATCTGTTAGCCTTTCATCTTCAAAGACTTCAACATAATATTTATTTATACCACCATCATTACGTTTAGCTACCGTATAAATATCTGTAATATCAACAGCCACATCAATAAACTCACCTTCGGTTACAAACTCACTTGGCGCAATGACATTCTGTGCGCGAAGTAATGAGAATGCAGCAATTGTACCGTCAGTCTTGTTTACAATAAGTAATAGATCATTTTCATCTGTAGCCACAGCACGTCTAATATCCATACGGCTAGGTTCTTTTAATAAATGTCCTGACAATAAAGATATTTTAGAAGTTACATAAGTCAATTGTGTATCAGAATATGCAATCTCTGATAATTGTTTACCTTGTCTTTGTAAAAATAATACGCCTGATTCTAACTGTTTAACTCTTGGCCCTTCTCGACAGCCATTACGTGAAGTAGATGATAAGAAAAAGTCTGAAGGTGTAATCGGTGTTAATCCTTCTTGCGGAACATAGAACTCACCGCCCGTAGTAAACACTTGCAAATCACGACCACTAATAATATCAACGATAGCATTAAAGGTATTAGTATCAAGGGTAGCTTCAACAGCATCATCATCCAATCCTTCCACAGCTTCAAAGTCAAAATATAAAGCAACTTTAGACCCCCATATAGTTGACGGTCTTGATTTAGAACCACCAAAGAATAAGCGTCCTTGATGAAAAGTAACTGATCTAGGCCATCCGCGCGATGCAGACCATGCATCTTCATACCCGGTTTCTAATTCCCAATCACCTGAGGCTATAGCTGATGTATCAAAAAATGGAAATTCTGTCACTACATTAACAACTGTTGAGCTAACATACTTAACAATTTTGGCTCGTCCTTGTGGATCAGCATTAATGTATTGACCAACATGACCGCTATTAAATACACCCGTTGATGCAGTCAATGTAATTTTGCCAGACACATCGCTTGGTGTAAGTGTGGCTGCTGGATTACTTGTAGTGAGTGTAAAAGCATATTGAGGAACAGAATCAAATGATATAGCTGATATAGTCCATGTGCTATCAGATGCACCACGTACAATTTTTACTGGGGCTTGATCTTCATGCACAATAATTAAAGTATCAGCAGATTGAGTCCAGCATAAATGATCCATATGCGAACCACTTAAGTTATATCCTGATGTGTCTAGATAATCATTCCCTGAACTATTAATATTAGTGATAAGAACCTTATCTTTAAAGATGTACATTCTGTCAGTTGTAAAAACTAACATGTAACTATCGTCAACTGAGAATTCAAATGGTACTAAACGTACACCGTTTTCTGGGCTACCACCTAATTCTTTTAAGAAACGAGTACCGGGTCTACGTCTAACACCGCCTTGAGGTTGGCAGATAACATTCTTAGCTCGTTCTAATGCATTCTTATAAGATTCAATATCTACACGTGAACGCATCAACGGGTCTAGTTCACCTGAAGTAAAGTTAGTTTGTAAATTTACAAACCTAGCCATTAGTACCTCACATCAATAAGTGCAAAGTCTTGAATTGCGTTGGTGGGTTGTCCTTGGGAATCTATTGACATTGCTGTACGCATGTAACCACCTCGACCATTCTCAGCCTGTGTGCCTTCTGCAATGGTACGCCAATATTCTGTTTTTTCTGTTTGATCAGTAATCGGTGTAGCTAAATGCCATGCCATTTGATAACGAAGAAGTTGTACAAAAAAATGAGGCAAAGCATATTCAGGTGCATTGTATTGATAATCAATGTACACCTTTTCGTAATTAGTTAATATCTTGTCACCTTGAATTTTATAATCACGCTTAGGTGTAGCGTAGGTAGAACTTGTATCATAGACTGCTCTTGGTCTTGCAATCATGTCTGATGGCATTTGATATTCATATTTGTATTCATTTGTAGGCGTTGTAATCAGCCTTGAAAGTTGTACTTTCTTAAATGAAAAAGACCATGGATAACTTGCCATGGTTTTAATCTTAACATCTGGGTACAAACGATCACATGTATTGGCTTCATCCGTTCCCTCTGTAAAAGATGAAATAGGATTAGCACCTAACATGATTAGTGCATCAGAGCATATTTTAATATCGGTATCACCAGTTGCCATTCATTATCTCCAAATGTGCAAATAGACGGGAGCATACACCCCCGTCATCTGCATTTTTACTACTTAGTCTGCGTCAGCTACTGATAGTGCTGTACCATCAGAAACGTCAACAACGCCACTTGCAT